AATGAGGGTGGAAGTGTTACTCTCAATCAAGCATATCAGGCAACCATGGTATCAACCATAGAAACACCACCTACAGGGTCGGTAGTAATCAACAACTTAACAACATCCATGATAGACAATATGTTCATCGTATCACCGCCTCAGGAGGTTCAGGAGGCCGTAGAAGAACAAGCTAGAGAAGATATGAATGATGACCAAGGGGTATTAGATGTAGACTTCTTAGAGTTCAATGAATTAGAAAAGGACTACGATGATTATGCAGAAGACCCCAATTATGATGCCCGTGGGAACCGACTAGATATAGATTACTTAGATGTCGATTTCCTTACGGATGTATTAGATGTTGTAGAAGAATTAACAAAGACTACTGCAAAATTTACAGATCGACAACAAGTAACTGGGGGTGTAAGACTGGATGGAGCTGTTTTTGGTTTCAACAAAGACTCACAATTCAATGTATTTGAAGAGGATGGAAACCTAGTATTCTTTAGAGAAGTTAACGGTGTCATTGAAATTATCATTCAGAATGGTAATTCAGGTTTTATTGATGCAAGAGTTGAAGGTTACGAAGGTATAATTGAGTTTGGAAATGGAGACCCAGCTATTCAGATATTCATCAATCAGAGCAACTAGATTATATAAATACTTACTTACAGGAGAAGAAGCATGGAATACATATCTAAATTTTTAGATTGGCATGAAGACTTGACTTATAAATGGATTGAAAGATTTGGGATAACCGAATACCACGCAATGTGGGTTGCATATGCAAAAGGACTTATCTTAGGACTACTATTATGGTGGATTTTTTAAAGAAAATAAATGGAACACATTTAGGGATATTTGTAATATCCCTTTTCTTTACTGCACAATGTTTTGCAGGGCCAACAGATGATAACCATATCCATGTTGAACAAGTCGAAGGTGGTGATGATGTTTCTCTCACTATCAATCAGCTTGGATATGGTAATGAAGTTCAATTCTCATTTGCACATGCAAACAATGTATTCAACCTAACTCAACATGGAACTGGTAATTATATCGGATGGGTATCATACTGGGGTTCAGGTAAAAGTTGGGGTGGTGATGTAGATGGTTCTGATAATACAGAAACAGTTCTACAATACGATGGTGCAACTTATGGTAGACATATATGGGGCGATGACAATACAGTAGATGTTTATCAACACGGAAGTCATACATTCAATTTAGATATACATGCAGACGATACAAATGTAGAGTTGTGGCAAGAGGGAACTGGTTCACACTATGCCCATAGCTACTTCTACGGGTCTGCAGATGGCTCAGATGTTGACCTTACACAAAAAGATGGTGCAAATCATAATGCACAAATCAGACTTCAAGGAACACAACCAACAACACTAAATCTTTTACAACAAGGTTCAACAAATCAATCGTACACATTAACACAAACATGTTACACAGTTGGTGGTTGTACGGTTAATGTATCTCAAGGAAATTAATTATGAAACAGTGGTTGTTCAACAAGATGGCTCCGTATGCCATCAAATTCAGAGAGTGGTCTAAAGGAAAGACATGGATACAAATTCCTTTATGGATTTTTATATTATGGATGTTAGGATTTGCTAATCCTTACTGGTGCGTGTATCCCGTCTGCTGGATTCAGTAATGTATTCTTGGAAGACTGTTCTAGTAACCATTGGGTTACTGTTTGGTCTTAAGGTATGGAATCCTTATCTAATTGAAAACATCACATGGTCGTGGTTCGACTTCTTACATCAACAACATGAAATAGAAAAAGTAGAAGAGATTGTACTTGTTGATATAGATGAGAAGTCATTAGAAAAGTATGGTCAATATCCATGGCCGAGAGATATCTATGCAGATATCATGATGGAATCTTCTTATACCAACAGTCATGTATTCACTCAACTATTCAAAGAACCTGATAGATTTGACGGAGATGCTAAATTTGCAGAAGGATTAATTAATCGGCTAACGGTTCTTTCGGCAGCTCCCACAATTCAAAAAGATACTGGTTCTGCACCGATTGTAAGGACATCAGTGTTCGGCGGTGGCGAGATTAAAGATCACATTTGGAACTTTTCAGGCATTGCATCACCAGTGGAGATGCTAAAGCAAAACACATATGGTGTTGGTGTTACAGTTGCAACACCATCCATATCAGGGACACCAAACTTTGACGGTACTATCCGTTCTGCACCTTTAATAGTGTCTGCAAATGAACAGATATACCCATCGGTTGCACTAGAAGTTCTTCGAGTGTTTGGGGATCATAAGAATTACCAAACAAGGGTAACTCCCGAAGTAGGAATAGAGTGGATTCGTATGGGTAGAGCTGCTCCCATAGAAACAACACCAACGGCAGATATTCAAATAGCATACTGGTATGATTTTGATAGAATATCTGCAGCTGATTTATCTGAGTCAGACTTGGAAGGTAAAATTCTCATTTGGGGTTTAACTGCAGAAGGACTTAATAATCCATCTTCAACTCCAGTGGGTGTAATGTATCCCCACGAAGTTCAAGCCTCAATCCTCCAGTCCGTCTTGCAAGAAGTTCGAATACAACAATCCTACTATCTTGAATTCTTATCTCTCGTTCTTCTTCTGTCAGTCCTTCTAGGAATGTTGGTAATGGTTTACAAACTTCCCACAACCTTTGCGGGGATAGTCGGTCTAGGTGTCGTAGGATTTCAGGTGGGTGGGTCTCTCTATTGGTGGTCTTCATCTCTCGTTCTTTTCGATACTTTCTACTCATCGATTGCCTCCATGATTGTATTTGGACATGCATCCTTCAACAAATATTATAAGACCTATCAACTCAAAGAACAAATTAAGATGCAGTTCCAAAAATATTTATCTCCTGACATGGTTGACGAACTGGCCAAGAATCCTGAAAAATTGAGACTTGGTGGAGAGAGAAAGGAAATGACTTTCATGTTCATGGACATATGTGGGTTCACTCCCATCAGTGAGGCTTATAAAAACAATGATGATCCCGAAGGATTAGTAGACTTGATAAACAAGTTCCTAGATGTGCAGACAAAGATCATTATAAATAATCAAGGAACCATAGATAAGTATATGGGCGACTGTATCATGAGTTTTTGGAATGCTCCTTTGGATTGTGAAAACCATGCAGAACTCGCTGTAAAATCTGCACTGGAGGTGTTAGATGCAACAAAGAAACTTAATAAAGAGCTTGCTCCTCTCAATCTTCCTCCTATCAATGTCGGCATTGGCATCAGCACAGGAGAATGTATTGTCGGAAACATGGGCTCAGAAGTTAGATTTGACTATTCCGTCATTGGAGATGCCGTCAACCTTGGAGCTCGACTCGAAGGCCAAACGAGAAATTATGATGGGGTGGACTTGTTGTTATCGGAAAGAACTTATCAATGCTGTCCAAATGGAACATTCACAGAAGTTGATCGAATCAAGGTTAAGGGAAAATCAGAGAAGGTTACAATATACACTTGTTGATTCGTACACAACTCCACAACTCTATACCTTTGCAGCTCTTCAAGTATTAGATATATGGACTACTTATAAAAGTCTTCAATACGATTGTGTCAGAGAACTAAATCCTATTATGGGTGAGGCACCAACAGTTGCAAAGATGTTTGCAGTAAAAACTCTAGTTCTCATACCAGCTATAGAAGCAGATATAAATCACGAAAGACTTACACGAAAAACTATGAGACAAGTGAATACCATGATGGTCATGGTAATTACAAACAACAATACAGTTAGAAATCGTGCAAAAAATAATTGCCAAAAACTGCCTTGACTTTTTCATAGTTGACCCCATATAATATATAAATACTTTTGTAATTGCTCAAAAGAGGATTACAGTATATTAACTTGCTTAATTAAAGGAGAAAAATATGACGCATTTAGATATATTTGGTCAATTCAGACCGTTCGCAATTGGATTTGATAGATACTTCGAAGACCTCGATAGACTATCTAATCTTTCACAACCTAACTACCCACCTTACAATGTTGTAAAGGTTGACGATGAACATTTCACCGTTGAACTTGCAGTTGCTGGTTTTGGTAAAAAAGATATTTCTGTTACTAAAGAGAAGAATCTTCTTATCATTGAGGGTAAAGTAGAAGACGCCGAGAAAGAATTCGTTCACAAAGGTTTGGCTTCTAGAGCATTCAAGAGATCATGGACTCTTGCAGACAATGTTGAAATTGATTCTGCAGAGTTGAAGGATGGTATCTTGGCTGTTAGTTTGGTTAAGGTTATTCCCGAAGAGGATAAACCAGTTTCTATAAAAATCTCATAAAAACTCTATAGACAGATTAGGCTTCTGTTGATATAATGGAAGTCTAATCTTATATAAGAGAGGTATTATAATGAGTTTAGAAGTTGGAAATCCAATTCCAGTTGTAGATTTACCAGTTAGAGTCGATGGTGAGTTTACTAACTTAAACACAGGTGAAATTGCACAGGGGAAAAGAATTATAATCTTTGCACTCCCAGGCGCATTTACACCAACATGTTCGACTTTTCAGTTGCCTGGCTTTGAGGAACAATATTCTTCGTTCCAAGAGAAAGGTATCGATGAGATTTACTGTCTCTCAGTCAATGATACATTCGTAATGAATGCATGGTTCACTGCACAGGGTATCGAAAAAGTAAAAGCATTACCTGATGGTAGTGGTAAGTTTACAGACGGTATAGGTGCAGCTGTTCAAAAAGATAATCTTGGATTTGGTCTAAGGTCTTGGAGATATGCAATCGTAGTAAACGATGGTGTTATTGAAGCTGTATTCAGTGAAGATGGTATAGTTGATAATGCTCAAACAGACCCTTATGAAGTGTCTAGTCCTGAGAATGTTCTCAACAATCTCTAAAAACCACATTGACATAGAGCCATTGTATATTGTATAATGGTTCTATGTACTTTCAATATACACTAAAAGACCTACAGGAACGCAGTTCCAAAAAAGAATTTTCTTATATCACATTTTTTGCAGGCGGTGGTGGATCATCATGTGGTTACAAACTCGCAGGTGGTGATGTAAGATATATGAATGAGTTTCAACAGATTCATGTTGATACTTACCTAAAGAATTTTCCCGATACAGTTCATGAGTGTAAAGATATCAAACAGGTAACTGGTAAAGGTATCATGGAACTCACTGGACTGAAACCATATGAACTTGATTTACTAGATGGTTCACCACCTTGTCCACCATTCTCTATGGCTGGAACTAAAAGAGAAGGATGGGAACAAGAGAAAGTTGCATATGGAATGAAACAACAAAACATAGAAGACCTTACATGGGAACAGATTAGAATTGCTGGTGACCTCATGCCTAAGGTTATTGTATGTGAAAATGTAAAAGGTTTATCGATGGACTATGCAAGAGACCATCTAAACAAAATGGTGAGAGACTTCGAAGCTCTAGGTTACTCAGTTGTTTGGAAAATCATGAAAGGACATGAACATGGTGTACCTCAAAAGAGAGAAAGGGTATTCATGGTAGGTGTCCGTGATGATGTTCTAGATGCAATTGGTAGACCATGGATGACATTAGGAAGTCTTTTCCCTGATCCATCAAATGACTATCCAACAATCGGTCAAGCAATCGATGACCTACAAGATGATCCTGAGAATATAGAAGATGCTAAATACTTAGAACAAGCGATGATTGAATCATCAAAAGGACATTGGGTACATGGATTTGAAAAACATCCTGATGAAAAGTTTGCAAACTGTACACCTTGTAAAGGGATAGATGGTATCTATGAACAAATGAGTAATAGACCTTACATATCCATAGGTGACGATATAGTTAAACCTTGGTTTCAAGAAAACATAAGACTTGGAAATATCCCAGCAGAAGATGAGAAACATTCTTATTATATGTCAAGGATTGTTCCAAGTCATTTACCAGCTCATTCCTTAACTGAACAAGGATGTCAACCTAAGTTTATGGGTGGTAACCATTTTCATTACAGTGGTAAAAGAATTTACACACCAAAAGAAATGGTACGACTCATGTCATTACCTAACGATTACCAAATGACTGGTGATTATAATGACAAGGGTGCAAGGATAGGATTAATGGTTGCACCATTATGTTTATACTATCTTGTAGAAGAAATTAAAAAACAAATTTTAGAACCATGGAATTCATTGCAAAAGTAGATCACGGTCAAAAAGAGACCCATGATAAATGGAACGGAAAGTTCCTAGACGAATCATCATATGATGAAGTTATATCATCTATAGGAGTAGATGAGAAAGTAATCAAGATTAGTAAACCAGTTGCATCTATCACAGGAGATAGAGCCCCTCTTGCATATATTGTTAAGGGTGAATACACTGGAGAAGATTATCAAAACATCAAAGATACTTTGTTCTCTATAGATGATGTATCTACAATGAGAGCAAATGCAGCTGGGCCAATTGATAAAGAAGAAATGGCAAAGAAAGGATTGATTGAAGGTGTACATTACAAACTAAGAACACCTAACTCTTACTATCCTCTTAAAAAGAATGGTAAGTTCAATCGTATTGCAGAATCAAATGCAATACATTCTGTATTGATAGGATACAAAAGAGGTCGATTCACTGGTATGATTAAAGCAAGTGGATGGATGGAGAAAAAATCTAATCAGGAGAAGTGGGAAGTATTACAAAGAATTGCACCTATCAATGAAGGTGCATTAAAAATCGCTGCTCCCGATGTGTGGCGTCAGCAAAGGTCATTTGCAGACAGTTATATTGAAAGTAAATACCACATCGGGGGCGCACCTATCACGGCTTTATCTGCAAACAGATATTCAAGTGAAGGTACTGCAAAGATGTCTGCACATGTAGACGGAAAAGATTTAGAGTTTGGGTTAACAACAATGTGCGTTTTCAGAATCGGAGATTTTGGTGGTGCATATCTTTGTTTCCCAAGATACGGTCTTGCAATCGAAGCTGACGATGGTGATGTATTGATTGCAGACTCAAACGAACTACATGGTGTTACACCTATCGAAGGAACTGGTGTAAGACTATCGTGTGTTGCATATTGTGATGAACATGTTGCAACAAAGGGTATCGGTGGAAAATCCGAGAATCCTATCGGGCCTCATAATAAAGATAAACATGGGTCACTCGATGAATTTTTTTAACCGTTGTATACTGGGTATGAAGGTATACGACATATTGCAAAAGGAGTACGACCATGCAATTATTATATGATATAAACAGAAGCATAAAAGCTTACCCGCCTATCACAGGTAAGGGAATCAAAAGTAGTCAGAGAGAGGAAGGTTCTCTTGAAGACTTAGTCTTAGTAGATGAAAACGATATATCTCTACAACCAAGGATAAAAAAACTAGAAGATACTCAATATGGATTAGTAAATGATTTTACTAGATTCGGTGTTGATTATACAAAAGAGCCTATGATTGTTGAGAGGAGACCTGATGGAAATCTTGAATTGATATCAGGTTTTGGTAGACATTCTGCTTTGACTAAAATGGGTGTAACCAAATATTTTTATGAAGTGGTTGAGTTCGATTCACCATACGATAAAATAGTATGGAAAAGAAAATTTAACTGCGGTGAAGATCACAGAAAAAAGGGAACACCAAATGGATTAGACACTTACAAAAAAGGTCTAGTTGAATTAAAAAGGACAAGTTCTTTCAATTTTAGATCAGATACAGCTTGTAGATTAGCCATTCAGGAAATGGCTGATGGTACTTTATCTGATGAGGATGTAGAAGTTGTTTTGAAAAGATTCAGAAAAAGTAATACCAAGGAAGAAAGTGTTGAGGGATATACACAAGCTGAAGCAAACAAAAAAGCAAAAGAACTTGGATATCCTACATGTGGTTATGTCAAAGACTCATCAAATCCTGCTTGGGATAGAATAGGATTCGTTAGACACGATGGTGATTTCTCTTCTAAGATTCAAGACATATTAAAACTATATGTCGAACAAAATCAAACGAAGGTAGAAATCATTGGATTTATTCAAAATCCTATACATGATAGAATTGCAAATCAAAGAAAGAACTACATGAAAAAATTTGATGCAACTGTAAAATGGATGGAAGAACATCTAAAAGAAGAGTTTCATAATGTAGTGGAATTCCAAGGTTTTCTTCCTCAAATCTTAACTGCAGACCCTAATCAAAATGGTCTCTCAAGAGAGAGAGCTTTAGTAGACAAATTTGGGAAACATATCAAATGATCTTTTTAATTGGTGGAGTACCATGTTCAGGAAAGTCAACCCTCATGAGAGGGTTGATTTCCCGTTTAGGTTCATACAAACTAATAGAACCTATGCCACTATTCAAGTGTCAAGAACACGATGATATATTAGTATGTGGTCAGTATCCCGAAGGTGAAACATTTGGTGGTACAGATAAATTATCTTACGGTGCAATACCTAAGTTCAGAGAGTTTGTTGACTTTGCAAATCAAAAGTATAAACATACAATCATAGAAGGTGATAGATTTTTCAGAGCTGAAGATATTGAGTGGGTTGTAGATAACCATGAAGCTGTTGTCTATATACTTACAGTAGATTTACAAGAAGAAAGACGAAGACACATAGAACGAAATGATTCTCAAAACGATACTTGGTTACAGGGTCGTAGGAGTCAGATTGATAACATTCAAAAGAATTTCAATCTTATGGGACATATAAATGTTGTTGCAAATAACGATATAGAAACTTCTTTGAATATACAAGACGAGATTTATGGAAAAATTATTTAAGAATGTTTACCAAGTGGTAGAGAATCCTAAAGAGGAACAAGCTGGAATAGAAATTATAGATGGTGAGTTTAAAGGATTAGTATACCAGTATGGTAAGGTACAATTCGAAGATGGTAAACCTCATCTAAATTTTCAGAGAACAATTAGAAGACTTCCCGAAGATGGAAGAGAGGTGTCAGAGTTGGAAAACAGTGAAGAACTAAATACATTGATGGGTGATATATTAGTAGAACTCATGCAAGAACAGATAGAGAGGGATAAAGGTGAACAAGGAAATACTGAAAGCACAGATTAAAGACCACGAAGGTGAGGTCTTAGAAATCTATGAGGATTCGTTAGGATATCTAACATTGGGTGTGGGTCATTTGATTCAGAAGTCAGACCCCGAATACGGACAACCAGCTGGAACTCCAGTAAGTCAGGAAGTAGTCGACTTATATTACGAGAGTGATTTTGATAAACATGTTGAAGAAACATTACATGTTTGTGAAAACAACAATATAGATTTCGATAGTTTACCTGAGAATGCACAACATACATTAGTTGATATGTGTTTCAACTTAGGTGCAAATCGTTTAGGTAAATTCAGAAACATGTTATATGCATGTTCAGTTTCAGACTGGAATGAAATGGATAG